TGTCAAATTGATAGATTTTTTGAGATTATCGATAGCAGTTTTGGCCTTGTCGGCCTGCATTCCTGATTTAAGGCGGGATTCGAGCTTTTTGAACTCCTGCTCATTTTCAAGTGCGGAAGATCCAAGGACTCCCAAATCTTTCTGCAATTGCGTTACTGCTCGCTGTGCTTCGTCTGTGCTGATAGATATTCGCAATCCGGGCATGATCAGGAGTCCTCATTTTTTACGGTTGGATTCGTGTTTCGTTTTGTTGCGTTCTACTATATAGGGATATACTGTATTTTCAATGAGTAAAACTTTTTCAAAATCGGAACGGTCAGCCTCGTAAATTTCGCATGTTGTTTTAATTTCTGAGATCGGCAATTTTAGAATCCCGCCCATTCCTGCAACTGGACGAGAGAACCCATTGCAAACATTCCAGATTTTTAACGCCAATTCATTAGATGTATAGAGTTTCAGCGGCTTTGTACATGTATCACAAGGAGGCGTACCGTTCCATGTTTCAGAACATTCTTCGCACGATACTCCCCCGGATTCATACTCCCATGAAACCCATTTTATTAGTTTTTTGCTTTTTCTTCCTCATCCAGAATTTTACCTTCCGCGATCTCATCCGCTTTTTCCATAACCTCATTGATCAGGTCAGCATTCAGCAGGAAGGCTGTTTTTTTGTTTTCATCATTGCATGGGAAATCTGCATCCTTTTCATCTTTCAAATCCCATCCGACAATCGTTTTACAAATTTTATGAAGTCGATAGGCCACAAAGTCAACGTCCTCAACCATTTGGCCTTTAACACGTTTATGCGTTGTATATTTTCGCAGCAGCTTTGAGTTTTCAGCAGGGTCAATCGGATTAACTTCAAACGTGGCCTGATCTGTTCCTCTATGGATTGTTACAATGTGTGTTGTTTTCTGCGTTCTGATTTTCATATTGATTGATTCCCTTTTTATCCCGAAAAATGAGGACGAAAACCACCGGGAATATGGCTTTTAGCACGCGCGCCTATTCGTCCTCAAGAATGTTATGTAAAAGCGATGGAGCAAGAATCTTCACCGGATGATCCAAGAGCCGTCCCCGCTACTGACAGACTAACAGTCGGTGCGGAAGTGGAGATTTTCGGAACTTCCAATACAGAATAAGGCAGATTGATGGTGATAATCTTCCCGGCGGTACTGCCGATGGTCGCAACAACCGCCGTTGATGTATCGTTCAAGCCGTCATAGAAAAGATCGAGATCGTTTTCTCTGAAAAGCATATCAATCGTCATTGTAATATTGCGCCGATCTTCAACATAGCTGGCGACATAACCGGATGTCGTAATCTCATCCGTCTGCCAGGCCACCGGCGAATTGATATACAATGACAGACTTTTCAAGTTCGTTGCTGCTGCATCCAGCGTAATGGAGGTTTCCTTGCTTTCCATGGGTGTGCCGACACATGTAAATTCGGGCAGATAACCCTTGATTACAGCCGCGTCGTCGCATGTAATAGAGTCGGCCATTGTAAGCACGTTGCCAGAGACAGAGCTGATCTTGTATCCCGCGCCGGTATTTGTGTCGTCCCCGATCTGGACATAAGCGTTTGCTGTAAACTTTTTCCCGTCTGTCACGGTAACGGAGTTTGACTCGGCAACAGCGCCATCCACCGCATCCGTTCCGGCCCATCCCATCCGCATAAACCCCCCAGAAAAATCAACCTTTGCACCGCCTTTGTTGGTAAAATTGATCTTTCCAGCTTCACAGCAGGCCCCTGCACCGAAAAAGACAGTATGTCCCTTCTTTGTCCATAACGTAAAGGACGGTTTTGTCGTGGCTTGTGAATACGTTACGCTGGTGACAGCCGCCGTTGTTTCAACACCCATCAGCGATTCAAAAAGAACTTTTGCCATAGGTGCCGTACCCGCTGTCCCGGATGGCCGGAAATACGTCGGAATCGTAAACGATCCGGCACCCACCTGGTCTTGAAAACGTTCCAGTAAATCCAGAGAGTTGTTGATCTCTTCGGAATTAGTATATGTCGGTTGCTGGTTGATATCCACATACCCGGCGGCAATAATTTTCTCAGCGGCCTCGGTCGGATAAACTGGCGTTCCGGTTGTCGTTTCTTTGCAGACGAAGCAAGTCTGCTCTATTGCTCGTGCTACGGTATTACTCATATTTTATTCCTCAGATATAACAGTATAAGGGATTACTGTTTGAAAGTGTTGAGCTTGAATTTCCATATCCAATCCGACATGTGTAGAATAGGGGGTTATATTGTCGTTTTCACACAAAACATTACTACCGATTGTTTTATGGAAAAACAAGGCTTCCATCATGCCTGCGTATGTCCATCCTTCATCCAGTCCGGCATTCAACCGTGTATAGATATTGATCATGAAAACGCCTTTACGCTCAACGTATCCATTGATTTCAATAGCGGTTGTCTGCGCAGGTTTGTAATAGCATTCGATGAAGGGCAATGCCGGAGCGTTATCTTTGCCAACAATTCGGATTGATGTCGTTTTCCAGTTCGTTGACAAATAATCATTTGCAGCTTTTTGAATCTCATACTGATTCATAACGATTCGAATCCATCTTTGTCGGTTAACGATTCCAATGCTTTCCTGAAATGATCATTGAATTCTGTTAACGATACGGCCACCATGCCAACAGGGGCTTGCTGTGAACCTTTAGCCTCCAAGTAGCTGATATATTCAAGGTTGTTCATAATCGTGATTTGATCATCATCAATGCCAAACCGGAACTCACCAACATGCGAATTAATGATTTCTGCGATTTCGCTGTCTGATAATTTTCCAGCAGACACAGCAGGAACATCACTACCAGTTGATATTCCCCATGAAGCCTTTGCTCTACCGGTATCAACCGGAGTTCGTTCAACAATGCGCCGATACAGATCAACACAAGCTTTTTTGATGATCTGTTCGCTATTATCTTCAACGTAAGCAACCAGTTGATTGATCTGTCTTGAAAACTCGGCAGCACTATTCGTGATATCCGTCACGATCTCACCTGCAATTCATAAAACAGTGCAACATTACCGGGCTCAACAGATAAAACGTTGATAACATTCTGCTCAACGCTTCCAATCAAAATTTTATGACTTGTTGTTAATGCTGGAAGGCCATAAGCCGGAATCAAAAGCCGTGTATCATTGACTTGAACAATTGTACCGTCAATCTGGTTGATACCGTATCGCTTTTTCAGGCCGTAAGTTTCATAATCCGTAGCCTCTGTAGCACCGGTATATTTGAGCGTTTCAGGATTCCAAACACCTGGTGAGCCTTCAACTCGTACCGTAATGGAAAACCCTTCTGATACGAATTCATTGTAAATATCAACCTGCTCAGCCGTCCAATCTTCGGCCATGTCAGCCCCTCAGCGTTTCAATATTGCTCTGTCCGACCACATATGGCCGCAACAAAACCTCAATTTCACGGTATCGGTTCCAGGCAGGCGAACCGGATTTATAATTTTTCACAATTACACCGGCAATATTCTTTGAATCTAAAAAGTCGTTCCGGTCAATATCCGGCAGCAAGCAGCCGGGATCAACAAGCTCTCGCAATGCAGCAACAATGTGGGCGGACTTCACATCACCAGGCAATTCTGTTGCAAAAGTGTTGTCGTTCCAGCGTAGCCCCCGCAAATAATCCCACGCCCGCGTCAAAGCCTCCTGCTTGACAGTGTCTGTCCCTGTCCAAGTATCATTGCCCCGAGCAGCATGGTATGTATCGGCCTCTATCACTGTAGCCCGATCATCTTCCCAATCATCAATCGTGTAGACAGACAAATATGGATATGTTGGATAATAGAAAACCATCATTCATCCTGGTTCTTAATTTTTCTGCGTTTCGGTTTTGATTGTGCCTCCGGTGCATCATATGACCATCCGCCGGTCTTTACATATTCACGGGCATCTACTCCGGCCACAATTGCTTGTTCACCCGTTTTTAAATTGTAAACTGTTTTTTTCATAAAAACCTCAAAAGGGGCACAAGGCCCCCGTTTTGTTTATGACAGTGTTACACCTTCTTCCGTCAACACCCACCATTTGGTTGAACTTGAAAGTAATGTCAAAGTCTCACCCGCAGCATTGAATGTTGCTGTAGTCCCAGCCGACCCGCCATCAATATTAGTAAGAGCTAATGTCACAGAATTTGTGCCGGTCGTTGCCGTCATTTCAATCACCATCACCTGCCCGCCCCTCGAAGGCGCATCCAGCGTTATGGCGTATGTCGATTCAGCCGGGCCGGTAATCTTGACATGATTGGCATCCAGCGAAACGGCACCGGCCTCGGTAATCGTCTGAACAGCACCGGCCAGCGTAGCGCCGACAACGGAACCGCCGGTAATCGCGACATCGGAGGCGTCCTGAGTTGCCATGTCCCGAATCCGTACCTCCCGGCGATAGGCAATCCCGGCTGCGGGCTTCTCATAAGCCTCAACGTATCCAGGGTCTTGACTCATAAGCAATCTCCTTTATATGATGGGCGTTGCCCACGCAGTGTAATTGATACCGGTCGCTACCGTTCCGGTCACGACCGTATATACACGGAGATACCGGTAATAGGTGCCGTCATTTTCATTATCGAAATACAGCTTATACCGACCGGTCGAATCGTCCTTGTTGCAATCGGTACGTTTCACTTCGGCTGCGCTGAGATTCAAGGCACAAAGATCAGCGATATTGGTATCCGTTCCAAAATCGGAATCGCTTGATCCCTGAATAACGATGTCGTAAATTTCATCATTGCTGGCGATTTCCAGCGCAGATACGTCGATGATCATCATGCCTTTGAAATGACCGGTTCCGACATCAACAATCTTAGCGGAACTATCAACAGTCGCAGCAGCAGATGAAGCAACCAATCCAGCATCTTTAAATTCAAGATCAGCATCAAAAGTGCCGCCGGGTCTTACTTTAACTCCGAGTACGCTCATATTTCCCCCTTATGCCGTTACGGCTGCGTTTGAAATTCCACGAAGACGGGCAGCAGCACGGCCATGGAACATCGCAATCCCTGCATACCATTCAACACGGGTTCTCATTGCCGGTTTGGTCTGAAGTTCTCCCAGATCGCGGGCTTCCATTGGCTTGCTCTGGATTCCGATTAATTTGGACGGTTCCATGGATACGCAATAGATAGATGTTGCTGTTGCAGTGGACCCGCCGGAGCCCACCTCCGTAAACGGCAAAATGTCGTTGCCTTCATTGTCCGTGTCAACAATCATAATAGGAACATCGTTGTAATAACTGACGCGACGACCGAAGGCATCCTGCTCGAAAGTGATAAACCCACCAATCGTGTACGTTCTGGCGGCTACCGTCAATCGGCGTCTCATCGTCTTGTTCATCAGTAAGTGAGTCGGACTTTCGACGGCATCAATCAGTTCATCCAGCTTGGCAAGAGACAAGGCATCACCACCGTCGGTGCTACCGGCATCGACCAACTGATTTCCGGTTAACCGAACCTGGAGTCCATCAAATGAACGCGGGTCGGAATCAGCATCCCCCTTAATAAACGCCTTCGTCCATGAAAGTGCGAGAGCCTTGGCCTTCATGCGTTCCTGCACGGCACGCTGACCGGCCCCCATCGTTTCAAGAATGAACGTATCCACATCCAGATCACCACCGGCGATGACCAGCGGTTCCGTCTGCGGATTGATTACACCGGTACTTTCCGTATACGCTTCATTCACGCCACGGAAGCCGATACCGGGCAGGGTTTCTTCCCGATTGTACCGCAGGGCATTGCCCGGTATATTTTGAAAGGGCAGGTTCATCAGAATATCAGAAGAACTTGCATACATTTCAATAATAGCGGATTGAATCGGATCGTTCGATTGTTTTGCAGCTTCCACAAGAGTTAGAGACATTTATTCACCTTTTCTATTTTACCCCCCGAGCGTAATTGAGTCTTTCCGTCGGAGATAGTTTTTTCCAATCGTTGCCGATCACCCGATTACTGCTTGATGTTCCACTCCCACCAGGCAATCCTCGCAACAGAGAATCTTTTTGTGGATGGTTTGAGATAAGGATCTCGATCGCTTCTTCCGGCCCCGCGTGCTCACCGGGATTTTTCAATGAGAAAACGGCATTGCCGTCAGCGTCAACGGCAGAAACCTTGATCTTGTCGCCTTCTTCCTCAACTTTGAAATGCTTGCCGAAAGTGTTATAGGCAAATTCAGGAAGCAAAACCGTTTTTTCTCTCAAAAATTTAGATTGCTGGAAAGCGCCTTCAACGACCATACGCCGGATTGCAGCGTCTTTGCTTTCAAGATCGTCGGTAGCCTTTTTCAGAGCTTCGGCATGAGATTTGCTGATATCTGCAATCCTTGATTCGTAAGAGTCGGCCACGCCTTTTTTGATCTTCTCGACCTCACCAGCGTCAACAATTTCCTTGTCCTTGAGATTCGCAACTGTATCCAGAGCCTGCTTTGCATTGCTAATCCATTCTTCCGGCTTTTCGATCCCGGCAAAAACAGCGTTGGCAGCTTCCAAATCCTTGATCTTGGCCTTTCTGGATACACTTTCAGCCGTGACTGATTGCAGATTTTTCAAAGCTGCCTCAGCATTAAATCCGGCCTCTGTCCCATCCTCATGAATCCATACAGGGTTTCCGTCCTGCATTGCGATATTGTTACCATCCATTTTCCACGGCATCTGCGTCTATCCTTTCCGCTACTGCGGTATCTGTGAGCTACTGCTCAATCTGTTAAAACAAAAAAGGCCCGCCTCAACGCATTGCGTCAAAACGGGCCTTAAATAATCCTGATAAGTCAGGGATTCAGGTGTCCTAAAAAATACTTTTTATATTATATTATATAATATAATATAAAAAGTCAAGTCCTTTTTAACAAATCTTTCAACAATACAAGATCACCGTTTTCATTCACAAAATCAGAAAATTCAACTTTCCCTGATGTATACAGATCAAACCGATTCTTCCCGAGCATATTTAACTGATATTTTTCACCTCGTGTTTTCAGGAAATCTTCAAACTTACCTTGGAATTGGCCCACATCTACAATCTGCCGTGTAAGACCAACATTAATCGGAATCCCTTCTCGCTCAGTATACGGCCTTGCTGCGTCTTCGAGTTCCGGAATATTTAATCCGAGTTCTTTGTATGATTTCGTCTTGCACAAACAGAAGCACCGGCAGCGAGGGTGAAGCGGTGGTCGGATATGTGGTTCACCAATCGGCCATGTTTTACCGTCAAGCGCAGCACAACGGAGGCATACACCACAACCACTTTTCGTCGAAACTTCCAGTGTTGCACACCATTCCTCACCTTTTACAATATCAGTGTTTGCTTTATATACTTGTTCGGCAGCCTTGTTATTCACATCGGCAACATACGTTCGCGTCAGAGTAATGGCATCACGTTTCGTAATATCAAAGCCGTCTTCAATTCGCTCTACCATTGCCGGGAAACCTTCTCCCTGCAAATACCCTGTCATGATATCCAGCTTGATATCATCAATCAGATTATGTTGAAATGTCTGCTGCACCCAATCATTCAGCAAATGGCCGCCAACAGGAGTACCCAAAATCA